GTTCAAATCCCTTTACCCACGCCAGAAGAGTGCAACGGCAATTCCAAATCTCCTGCTGCGGCGCGTCGCTCTCTCCTGTACAATCCGCTGGGTAATAGATCCTAAAACCGTCAGGCGTTTCAAACGGCTCATCCACGCTTCTCCGCTGGCCGTGCATCATTCTGTGATCATGCCGGGTGCGATCATCCAGCGTGGCGCACCATTCTATTGTGAGATCGATGCCCATATCCGTTGCTCTTCGGTAAGCGTCATAGCGTCCCGCGTTCTGTGCACTGGTCATCATCGTTCTCGCATACCTTACCGAGGAGTTATAATTCCGGACAGCAACTGTCTGCGATATTCTCCGGGCCATCTCGGGAATCGATTCGCCCTGCAAAATAGACTGTGTGAGCGCCGACTGCAGCATTTGATTATTCCACTGCATGTCCTTATTCGCGGCAATCTGTGCCCTCCTCCGCGGGCCAGGCTCCGGCATAAGAATCTGATCTTCCCGGATCAGCCGCTCGACGGTCGGCTTATCATACAGGGAATAAAAAGAGTCGATGCCGCCGTCGTGCTCGATCTGGTATGTTGCATAGTTATGGTTAAGCGCGTAAACATCAGGCATATACCCGCGTTCAATGCTCCGAGCGATCTGATTCGCGTTGTGATAATCCTGAGCAAGGTTGTCGCGCATTTCTTCCCAGCGCTTTCCCATGCCCATCTTCCGGAGCCGCCAGTCCTGATAATCCTTTTGGGTAATTTTTCCTTCCTGCATGAGCTGGCGTTTTTTCTCGTCTTCCGTTGCGAAGTCGGCCATGTATCTATTCAATTTTGACTGCACTTCTTTTCGAGCTTGGTTATATTCCCGAGCGACCTTCTTTTCGAGATCTTTGATTGACTTATCCGTAAGCTCGTGTACAACGTCCGGCATTATTCGTTACCTTCATATTCATATCCACCCAGCCGCTGCAGGCCATCTGCGTCCATCTGCTTCAGGACTTCATCCGCTTTGTCCGCATCGCCGAGTATAGTCATGATCTTCTCCGTCACGTAAGACGGATCAAGGTACTGGCCCGCAGAAACAAGTGATGTGATTTCTTCCTGTACGTTCACGAGCATCGACCGCGTAAAAGTCGCCTGATCCGCAACGCCACGCACCGCATTGATTCCATCGAGGAAGTCATGCAGGCAGTATTCGAGCTGATCCGCTTTACTATTGATCGGCTCGTAAGCAGCGCGAATCTGTGTGGCCGTAACAGCGCCGGATGCAAGATTCTTCGTATCAAGCGCCATGTAATCCTCATAAAGATCTGCACGGAGCCGGTCGAGAAGTGCTTCTCTGCTCTGGTATGGAGCCTCAATCGTGTGCGCTTCAGCCTTTCCAGCGTCAGGTACGTTTGCGGCATGCACGGTCTTGATTCGCTCGATAAACTGCGCCAGATCAATATCATCTACACCGCCGTTATTCTGCAACGTCCAGTATATATACGACGCTTCATCCACCGTGTTGCAGAAACCGCTCTTGATCAGATCATAAGCATCAATCTGCTCCCGGATACCGAGTATCTCGCTCTGCCTGTGCGGGTTCCCCCACATCGGCACGATCGGGAAAGTCGGATAATTATCGCCGTCATAAATCATGGTGCCGTCCGCGATCGATGTTCTAACGGTCTGCGTATAGCTGCGCTTCTGGTTGAGTATAGATCCGAACTCGCCTTTTGATTTTGTGTTCCAGATGTAGTCGGTATAGCCGTCCTCTTCGTACAGCGTCGCCCTGAGCGGCTTTGTCGGATCCACCTGCCAGAAACGAACGCCCGCACGCAGGGCTCCATTCTCCTCGTCATATAACGGCGCAAATTCCAAAAAGCTGAAAACATCCAGGTGATCGTAATTTACGAAACCAAATGCCACACCATGAACCAGAGCGTCCTTTGCAATCTCCTGTATCCGCGTGTCAAAGTCCTCGCCGAGCTGCCCGGTTCCGTTTTCCCATTGGACGCCGTTACCGAGAAGGAACTGCACTTCCTGTGTTACAAAACGATTAAAAAAGTTACTTGACAACTTATAGTTTGCGCCATACGCGTCCGGCACCGCTTTTCCGGACACCGTATAAAGCAGCTTTTGGAAATCGCAGATCGTTCTGTTTCTGTGCCGGTCATAGTCATCCGCGATCTGAGCCATTTTAAACGACCTGCTCGATGTGTGCCCGTTGATCACCTGCCGGATGAAGTCTATTCTTGCTCTATCCGCATCACCGACAGCGATCAGATCTTGATATGTAACCATCTCTCTCCCTTCACCGCATGTACAGCGGTATATAAGTGTTTTTTGGAATCGCAATGCGCTTTGTTTTTACGAAATAGCGCATCTGATCCATATAGTGATCGTTTATCTTAATGGGCTTTTCCTGCCCTTCTGCGCTGTCCCACGCATAACCACCTGCTTCATCCTGCCACTCTTTTATGTTCCTGTTTACTTTGATTTTCCCGCTTCGGATTGCCGTTGCCGTTTCCCTGATACCATCAAGCACCGCGTTATCTGCCTGCCGCACTTTATACTTTCCTCGTTTTTGCAAAAGCGTTATAAACGACGCCGCGGAAGGATCCACGATAGTTTCGAGCTTTTCATTCATGCCGCGCTCTTTATAGTATGCGAACACGTCCTCGAGCATCTCGTCCAGCGCTTGTGCGTATTCTTCATCCGTTTTCTGTGCTCCGGTATCCCTGCCCGAGTAATAATACCCTCTCGCGCCATACCACACGCCGTCGTGAAGCTCCCAGAGCATCGCTGCGAAGGCGTTTAATGTTCCATAGTCGATTGACAAGCAATAAGTTCTTTTGGCCCTCTCCGGCCACGTCGGAACGTCTGACAGCGCGTCAGCGTACATCGGGAATATCAGCCCCTCTGCCAGCGCCCACTCACCGTATATGTAACGCCTCTCGTATACAGTGCCGCGGTACTCCTTCTGCAAGGCTTCAACAAAAGCCCTTGGCAGGAACGGATTATCGAATATTGTGTATTTCTGAATATAGGAATCAATGTCCTCGCGATCGATAAACTGTTTTAGCCAGTGCGTCGGATATTCCGGGTTACACGCCCCATCAAAGCACGAATACGGTTTATCCAAACGCGACTGCAGCATAGCGAATACATCCTTGTGCCACTTCGCGATCTCGTCGCCGTAACAGTACTTTATGCTGGAACCCTGAATCTTCGATACCTGCGAAACCTTCTCCGCTCCTAAGCAGTACACCTCCTGCCCGCACACCGTTGCTATATTCCTGCTGTTTATGTTGCCGACTATAGACGATGTGTACATTTCACGCATTGGCTGCAGAACGTTTCGCTCGATCGTTTCCCTTGATACACCGAGAATTACATTCAGTCCTTCTTTGTTGGAAAGCTCAAGAAGTCGTTCCGGTATCACCTGCATGATATCCACAAACGACTTTCCGGAGCGCACCGCCCCGATTTTAAAATTCCATCTGGCATGCGCGTTCCGGAGATATTCATTCTGTTTCCTGCTCATGCTGTACTGCTTCGGCATATTTTCTGTTCAATGCGAGGATCTTCCGTAATACCTCGATATCCTCCTGCTTCTGCTCCGGCTCATCCTGTCCGGTAATATGTGCGATCTGTTTATAGGCATTTACCATAGCGCCACCATACTTCGGGTTACTGGCAACCGTAAGCAGGGAAAGCGTTACTCGCTCTGCGTAAGTCATACTCCCATCCGGGATATCCTCCTTCATCATCTGTTCGAGGAGCTTTCGCATGTCCGCTTTTTTCCTTCGAGCCTTCCCTGATGCGATTCCTGCCTTCCGCGCATTTTCTCGGCGCTCTTCGGGCGTTCTGTCTTCATTTCGCACTAAGTTTTGATCATTCATTTATACCTCTATATCCGCACCACACGGAGCTTATTTCTATGCTCTGCGCGTGCCTGCTTCTGAGCAATATAAACGCGTTCGCGTTCCACATACTTTTTGAACTTTGGTCTTGTGCTGTCGTATACGGTATCAATCAGCACATCACCGCTCCACACTTCGATCCGTTTTCCCTTTTGGAGCTGGGACAACGCTTTCCTCGCGGAGTTTGTAACCCGCGCCACATGGCGCGACCGACAGTCCATTACGATATAGGTTATGTGCTCAGCTTTCATTGAGAAGCACCGCCTTCCTGCCGGTGAACTTCTCCCAGCGCTCTATAATGACATCGCAGTATCTCGGATCCAGCTCCGCGGTGTAACATTTACGATTCATCTGTTCGCATGCCATAACCGTTGTGCCGCTGCCTCCGAAGAGATCGAGCACTATATCGCCCTGGTTCGTGTTGTTCTTGATCTGATAAGCGAAAAGCCCGACCGGTTTCATAGTCGGATGCAAAGCAGAGCGTGTCGGTCTATTGAAGTCTATTACCGTCGTTTGCTTTCGGTCACTCGCCCACGTGTGGGCGGCATTTGCCTTCCATCCATACAGGCACGGCTCGTGTTTCCACTGGTAATCCTGTCTGCCCATAACCATAGTGTTTTTATTCCAGATAAGGCACTGACGGACTTTCCATCCGACTTCCTCGCAGGCCCCGCGGAAGTTGTATCCTTCGGAATCAGCATGCCAGATGTAGAAGCACGCACCATCGCGCATAGCGGTATCTGCAGCAGTAAAGGCATCCCGGAGGAACTGCCGAAACGAATCCTCGTCCTGTTTATCGTTCTGGATCTTCAGGGCGTCCTTCGTCTTGCCTTCGTAGTCTACGTTGTACGGAGGATCCGTAAGGAACAGATCCGCTTTTACTCCCGCCATAAGGCGATCAATAACCGTAATATCAGTTGAATCACCACAAATAAGTCTGTGCCCCCCCATGTCGATTAAATCGCCCAATTTCGTTTTAGGCTCTTCTGGCGGCTCCGGAGGCTCGTCCTCGGTGATATCTTCCAGCGACGGTTCTTCTTGCTGCATTTCGAATCCGAACGATTCCATATCAAACATTTCGAGATCCTGCAGCTCAAGATCAACCAGTTCCAGATCAAAGTCCGAGTTCATGGTGAGCTTGTTGTGAACGAGCGCATAAGCCCTGCGCTGTTCGTCGGTAAGCTCGTCGAGTCGTATAATCGGCACGGTTTCCATACCGAGCTCTTTAGCGGCGATCAGCCTGCCGTGGCCCTCAACGATTGTTCCGCGCCAGATGGCGATCGGATCATTAAAGCCAAAATCGACGATGCTTTTCTTTATCTGGTCAATCTGTTCCCGCGGATGGAGCTTCGCATTCTTTTCATACGGCGTGATCTCTCCGACCGGAACATACTCAACCTGTAAATTATCCATATAACCTCGCTTTCAAATACCCGCCATCCCACCCACAAAGCAGGAGGTCAACCGCCGAAGCGGTGAATCCTCCCTTTAATTTTACCATTCATCTGTTTTTTGTCTTGTTTTCAAGTCCTAAAACACTTTACGTCGAGAACGGCAGCTCCTCGTCAATGTCGTCCGGGATGTGCATAAATCCGTCCGGATCAGGCGCTCCGTATTTTGGAGCTTCTTCCTCAGGTTTCGAATACGATCCTCCCTCGCTCTTGCTCTGAGCAAATTCCTGATCTTCCACAATCACGTCTGTTGTGTAGATCTTCCTGCCATCTTTGTTTGTGTAGCTCCCGGTCTGGATCCTGCCGCGAACAGCAATCCGCATTCCTTTGTGGAAATATTTCTCAGCGAATTCTGCTGATTTTCCAAACATCACACAGCGAATAAAATCTGCATCCGGGTCTCCATCCCGCTTATATCGCCTGTCAACCGCCAGCGTATAATTCCCGGCAGCGGTACCTGTCTGTGTGTATCGCACCTCCGGATCTCCTGTAAGCCTTCCAACCAGAACAACTGAGTTCATTTTGTATCCTCCTTCTTTTTTTTGAGCACTATTTCAAATCCAAGAACATCAAGAATGTGTTCTGCTTTTGCAATCTGTGTTCCCTGACACACATGCAGGAAGTCGTGAAGCGACTGCGGCGACATACCTGCAGCCCAGGCGACTTCCCTCGCAGTCATATTTCCCTCCTTGATTCTGTACCTTATGAATTCCAAAATATCGCTGTGACTATTGTTCATCTTCTTCCTCGATTTTTTGCCGTATCAACGAGCACAAATATCCAAGCATCACTGATCCGAAAACAAATGCAAATACTGTCATCGCCCTGTCCTCATATCTGCACCGCAGTTCGGGCAGTAGTTATATTCGGGTTTCCAATCATATTCCTCAAATACGCAATCACAGCTACCGCATTTCCAAGAAGCATCCTCGTCTGACCATACCCACTTCCCCGTCTTGCGCTCTTCGATGGTCGGAGCATTCCAAATGTCAACCATTGCATCATGATATCCATCTTCATACGCATCATCTAAGTTGTATGTGCGATAATTTCTTTCACCCTTCGGGAGCGGTTCATACTTCAGCGCATCCGCATTTATTAATCTCATTCTTCCCACCCGTTTCTTTTTATGCACCTTGTGCAATTTTTCAACTTTCCACAGCATCCATACCGTTTTCCGACTATCTTCGACAGAAGCGGATAAATGGCGTCATCCCAAAAATTAAACCTGTGTATCATCGGTTTCCCTTTCCGCATCATCATCTTCCTCATCATATGCTCTATATGGAGTAAGGGCATTTGCAAGTAACGAGGCAAATCTGCCGCCTACAGTTTGACTTGCGTTAATTTCCTGTGCTGTTGCTTCAATCTCTGTTATGGTTTCAATAACTTTAATTTTCATCCTTCCCGCCTTTCTTTCCTGCATTCCACCGTCCCTTCTAAGTGCATCCACGATACAGGTAGCGGATACGGTCTGCGCTTCAAATCTCTAACAAGCTCTCCACGGAAGCACTTCTTCGGGCACTTGTCCGTATAGTCCGCACAATGCTCATAATCATGATTCATTCTTCCCACCTTTCTGCTTATTAAATCGTCACTCATCATCTTTCCTCTCTGCATCCACAAACTTAGTCTGTGACGGATAGATATTAAACGTACAGTGATGGCAATTCTTGATTGTCACCTGTGCAGGAAATCCATCATACGCTTCGGCAAGTGCTTCGACCTGTTCTGTGGCATCCTCAAAACCATTTGTCTCACAGTTGATTCTTACATTAGTGTCCATCCTCTTTCCTTTCCACTAAGATGAAATATGTGTTATCTCTGCAACATCTGATTTCATCACCAGAATTGTAGTAACAAGCGCAATCTTCACCCATGCACGGCATAAATGTTTCATTGTAGTAGAACTCTCCGTAAACCGTTGCTGAAGCTGTTCTCTCGCCGTGAATACGAAACGGACACGGTTTTAATTTGCTCATTCTTCCCACCTTTCTCGCTCACGATCCCACAAGTCCGCTCTCAGTGCCGCTTGCCCATCCTCATAGCCTTGCATATATGCTTGCTCTTTTTGCAGATGTATCATGTCGGGGTCGAGCTGTGCGGATGGCAAGTTATCTACTACCTCTATCGCATCAGCAATTCCATCACACACGCGCCGTGTATTATCATCTGCTTGTTCATAGCTGTCATAATCAAACAGCCTTAATCGCTCTTCAAAATGCTTGTCAAGCGCATCAATCGCCGCCTGTCTGTCAATGCAGTCAGTTGCAAGTGGGTTGCAAGTTAGTTGCAAAAGCTGTGCGGACGGTATATCTACGACTCTGCACTGCATCCGTGCGATGATGTCGGTATCAATGTATCCTTCCCACCTTGTAAGCCACTCCTTTACCGCCTGTCTGCTGATTAGGTCAGTCATCGTTTACGACCTCCAATCTCATCCCAAGCGCCCCAAGCACGCTCTCAAGCACCGACACGCTCGTGATCCATCCACCTTCTATGCGGTAGACCGTATCCCGGCATACATGCGCTTTTTTTGATAAAGCAGCCTGTGAGAGTCCTTCTGCAATCCGCGCTTCTCGAATTATCTTTCCATAATCATTCACTATAATCCCTCCATCCGTTTTCCTGATACGGGTGGCCGTATTCATCGAACAGCGGCACGATGCCCTGCCCATCATAAAAAATAAAATAACCATAGCCGGTATCCTTATCGACAATCTCCGACCCGTCTTTATACCGCTCAACCACTTTAAAACGGTTATAACCGTTCCTTGGTATTTGCTGCCTTTTTCCACATCCCGCGACCACCATGGCTATTACAGCCGCAAGAATCAGGACTTTTATTCCTCGCATTTCTTTTTCCTTCTTCTTCGCTTCGGTTTCTTTTTATCTGCCCGCTGCACGTATTTCTGTCGCGCTTTACTTTGGAGCGTCAGTATAACATCGTCAATGTTGTCAATAATTGCCTGTATAAGCAATGACTTCCGGATCCAACGCTCCAAGCGATACACCACCTGCTTTGTGTCTTTGATCTTGTAAGGGTTCTCGCTTTCCTCAGCCTTTAGCAAATCGCAGTATGCATTAATGTATTCCTGCGCGGTATCTTCAAATACCTTCTGCACCAGCCTTATAGCGCCTTCTGTATTTATAGTTTCAACTGTAAGCGGCGCCATCTTCACTGTGTCCGGCTTCATATATCGTCCTCCCTTCGGTGGAGCGAATGTTCTGGATCGAATCCATCCGGATACCTTTCTCGGAGCTTCTCGATGTTTAGCTGCAGCACGTGCTCTAATGTAACTCCGATTCCGGTTGCCGCGATTGCCATGTACCACGCTACATCGCCCAGCTCCTTGATGAGATGCTCAGCATCCAGCGCATGCCCTTGGAACTGCCATTTCTTTATCAGGTCGATGAATTCTCCTGCTTCTCCGCAAAGGCCCATCGCGCCGTTTATCAGCAGATCATCAACATTGTTCGTTCCTGCCGTCCGCAGGGCCGCTTTCTGGTATTCGTTTATAGTCACGCTGGCACCTCCTTCAGGTCGATCCCGAGAAGCTCTTTTACCCGATCCTGCTCCGGATCCGCGAGAATATACCTGCGGATGCGGTTGCCGTTTATAACCTCATCGATTCTTTTAATCTGCACGCCCATCGCCGCGAGCTCTGCCACCCGCTTATGCGGCCAGTTGATTTTCAGCTTTTCAAATCCGTCCCGGATTGTCATTCCCTGCTTCGGGTGATCCGCAAGGTACTGCAGGATCCTCTGCTGCTGTGTCATAATTGCCCCTTTCTGTATACCTGGTCTTCTTCTTTCCAACCGTCATAGTGTTCCTTCAAATAGCGCCGTGCCGCGTCGAGGTATATCTTCCGGTCGAGGGTGTGATCCATCCGCTCGTGGCACTCGAAGCAGGCCGTCACGATGTTCGTTTCTATACCGAGCCCTCCGTGCGATCGCGGTATCACATGCGCATTCGGGTATCCGAGCCGTCCGCAGAAAATACACTGCCCGTCGTCCCGCCGCATAACGGCTTTCTTAACCGCTCTCGGAATATCGGTCGCCCGACTTCGCTTTGTTTTGTAGCCCATAAAACAGCCGCCTTTCCTCATACGTTTCTATCTCGTCCCACGGTATCCCGCAGCCAGCGCATTCATTCCGGACGCCATCGATCAGCTGCGCCATATCCTTCGCGTTGTATGTGTGCGTGCCGGTTACCTTACAGAAGGCACGCATCTTTACGCCGCGGAACTCGTCGGTGTATTCTGTCGGCACATAGTGTTCTGTGAGGCTCCGTTTCCAGCGGTCGTCATCCGGAAGGATCTCATATACCGCTTTCCCGTTTTCGCGGACGAGCTCGTGGTTTCCATACTGCAGGATCATCTCGTTCTTGATCTCGTAAAACCGATCACCGTTCCCGTGGGCAAGCAGGCCGACCAGCCTGTGGAAGTAGGCATTCGCCTGCAGGCTCCGCTTCTCCTTGTGCTCTTTGAGGTCATAGAGCTTATCCGGATCCGCTTGTACGATCTGCACCAACCTTGTGATCAGCTGAGAAGCTGTGCCGGTCATCCGGAACCACCTCCCACTCCAAGGAGCATCGCTTCGAGCTCATCGTTCTGGTATTCGCGCTGGTCAAACCGCGTGAAGGCGTTTTTCTTCAAAGGCACCTTCTGCGGAGCGCCGTCTCGCTTCTCCCATGTGCGCACGCAGGCTTTCCAGTCCTTCATCGGCTGGTTGCCGACCTTCCATCCTTTTGAGGCGTAAAAGTCTATAAAGCGATCAGGGTCAACGCCGTTTCCGCGCTCCCGGCAGTAGGCAGCTACCTCGTCTGCGGTCGGTGGCACGAATCTTTCTCTTTTCTCTTTCTCTTTATCTTTTACTTTCTCTTTATCTTTTACTTTCTCTTTATCTTTTACTTTTTCTTTAGCCGCATCGGTGCCGACCTCTTGCCGCTCCGTTGCCGACTGGTTGCCGACCTCTTGCTGATCGGTTGCCGAATCGGTGCTGTCATCGTGCCGCTCGTTTGATACCTCAGCTCCTTTTTTGCCGTTCTCGCGGCGCTTATTATTGGCATCAATCTGTGGTCTTACCAGTTTAAAAACCGTCCGGATAACTCCGGAGCAATCTGGCTCAACTCCGAGCAGGGCGTATTTACAAATCGCTTCATAAGCCTGCAGCCGCAGGTCTTCCGGGAGATCAGAAAGCGCGTCGTAAAACGATCCATAAAACACAAAACCGTCTCTCACAGCTCTACCTCCTCAATTGTTACCTCTATACGAGGGTTCTTCCTGTCTATGTGCCACTCGTCGATACTGTTTACGACATAGTCCCATCCGTCGTCTTTCAGGATCCCAGATGTAACCAAAGCGTCCTGCGTGAACTTATGAACAATACTGGAAATGTTGTCGCGGTCTCTTCGCTTATCTGGAACAAAGTGATCATATAAAAGCGTTACTGGCCCGCCGACTTTCTTGAGCTTCGCGTGCCGGATGCATCCGACGATGAAGTTCTGCCACGACTTTTTCATGGTTGCTGCAGCAAACCGCGTCGTCCGCTCCGCTTTGATGTATTCATTGAGGGACGGCAATCGCCCCTCAATGGTGAACTTCTGTTTCATGCCACGCCTCTCTGCACATAGTAGTTATAGAGGGCCATGATCGCCGCGTCAGGAGCTTCTGCTACTGTCGGAGCATTTACTCTGCCGAGCCAGTTCTGCAGGGCGTCTGCGTTACTTACGCGGATGATCGTATTTACCATCTCATCTCGATCCGGGTAAGCTGCAGCGGCTCTCTGTTTCGGCGTTTCCTTTGCGGGTTCTTGGGAAGGGCGCTCCTGTGTTGCTCTCTTTGGCTTCTGCGCGGGTTTCGGCGTTGGTTCCGGAGAATCTTCCTCCGAATCACGCATCTCCTCGGTCGGAATGCAGAAAGCCTGAAAGCATGCGTATTTAAACGCGGCGCTCATGGCTTTATTTGTGCTTTTATCTCCGGAATCCATACCCTCGCCGATTACCGTTGCAACCACGCTGGATCCGTCCTCCGCATAAAAGGTGTATTTTACTTTGACCGTCGAGTAGATCAGCAAGCCGCCGTTCTGCGTCGTGCGCTCCTCCCGCGCCTGCTCCTGCACCTCCGGTATTACAAAAACCTTATGCTTTCGGAGTGCCGGATTCAGGGCGTTCATCACCGCATCAATCCCGCGGTACTTGTACCTCTGCTTTTCGTTTGTGGAGCTTTTTGCCACCGCTCCGCAGTCTTCCATTACGGCTGCCATTGACTCGTAAATATTCATCGGTTGCCTCCTGTTTTCGTTCGTACTCATATCTCTCTTCTCTATTCTGGTAGAATTCAAACGCCTTCATCATCTGATCCTCAAGCTCTCGCCCTGTTCAAAGTGGGCGATTCCGGTAAGGTCGACGCCGTTCTTGAGCGCATCCTTGATCGCGTTCTTGTCGATCGTAGGATCCTGCATAACCAGGTACTCTGCCGGGATCTCGAATACGTTGTCGGTTTCCATTACCACCGATGCCGGGTTCTTCTGGATCCCGAAGGAAAACAGCGTCGTTTTGAATTTCCGCTTGTCGCAGGCGATCATCGCCATCTGCAGGGTATCCTTGATCCGTTTTGCGGAATTCTCCAGCGCCTTCCTCCGGGCCGTAAGCCGGTCGGTTTCTTTTTTAATAGCATCCGCGTCGGCGTTGATCTGCGCGATGACTTTTGCATAGCCGTCCGCTTTCTCTTCAAAATCGCCGTCGAGCGCCTCCATGGTGTCTGCTAATACCTCCGGATCAACCTCCGGATCCTCAGCGAGCTCTAAGAGCTGCAGGTACTGGTCTGTGATCTCATAAAGTTTCATTTGATAACCCCCTCTCAAGCATCGACCTCGTCTTGAGTTGCTGTGTTATATGCTCTGTGCTTTTCTCGATCAGCTTCGCATTCTGATCGGTGTTCGTCTTGCGCCATGCGTGTATAGCGGAAAGCAGCTCCTCGTTCTGCGCCCGGATCACGTTCTGGACTTTTATAAGTTCCTTCAGAAGCTCTATCACCTGTGCGTTGTTCTGCGCGGGTTTTGGTTCCTCTTTTGGCTCTGGAGCCACTTTTATCTCGTAGGTTCCCTCTGGTTTAAACAGGGCCGTTTCGATTCTCCGGATATTCTCGAGGTTTGTAGTTCCTGTATCGAGGATGTTTCCTAACCAGTGTTTGCTGAATCCGCACGCGTAACTTACCTGTGTCTGCGTGATTCCGAGGGCCTTAATGTCTGATCTAACTTTATCTGCGTCAATTCTTGCCATGTCTGCTTACTCTCCTTTTCCTTTGAATCTCGTCATACGTTGTTAAAAAAACCCACGCGACCTGCGCTGTTATGTAGCCCCCTCCGACCATGCAGACGGTATCGCGCCATGTTAAATTTGTTGCAGCGACGATTCCGATTAGTAATGAAATCGCCATATTCTTCATCCTGTCGCTTTTGGAACCCCTCATTGTTATCTCCCCTATTTGATCCCTTTGATGATCTTTGTAAGTTCATCGTCCGTCATGCCCTTCGCCTTAGCGATCCGTGCGAATCCGAAAAGCGAAATGCATTCAGGATGTTTGCGCCAGTAGTAAAGCGTGCTGGCAGGAATGTTTACTTTCTGACCGAGTGCGGTAATGTTTGTTTCGTTCACTCCGGATCCAAAAATCCTCAGGGCTGTTTCCGCGCTCCAGTCGCGTAATAACGATCTCGGCATGTTTCCTCCTATACGTCTTTGATAATTAAGATCAGCGCCAGAAATGCGACGATCCCGACCGCAAGAGATCCGGTCTTGAGAATAGCTACAATTGCGACCGTTGCAGCGGAAACCGTCCGTGCAACTTTGTCGACTTTTTCAATGCTCATTGTTCCTCGCTTTCTCGTGTGCTATAATACACACGTCATTTATTGATACTTGCCTGCCGGTGTTCGACGTCCAAATCTGCATCGGTGGGCATTTTACTTTTGCCTTATATCTTGCGTTTACGCAAGTTTATGGGCAAAAAAAACTTCTTCCGGTCTTTCGATCTGAAGAAATTCAATTAGCTTATTTATTTCCTCTCGGGTAAAATTGCCGTCTGCCTGCACCTTTCTGTACATGGTAGATTCATTTATCCCGAGATATTTCGCTGTTTCTTTGATAGTTTTGCCAGATCTGGCAATCTGCGCCTTGAACTCATTTTTATTGAACATAGAAACTCTCCTTCCTGTAAGACTTGCGTTTCCGCAAGTACATATTACCACTCGCCCCTCTTGCTGTCAATGCGTTTCCGCAAGTTTTTTACACTCACAAGCTCGCTATACTTGCAAAAATGCAAACCCTGAACTATAATACTTTTATATCGGAGGTGCACCATGGAAGTTAAGAATATTATAAAAAATCGTCGCATCGAGCTCGGATTGACTATGAAAGATGTCGCTTCTATGGTCGGAGTCAGCGAAGGTACTATTTCAAGATGGGAGTCTGGCGATATAGAAAATATGCGTCGGGATAAAATCTCTGCGCTCGCATCAGTCTTGCAGATCTCACCGATGGTTATAATGGGAATTGAAGATCCGGAAGTGACCAACGGTGCAAAGTATTATTTAAACGACGAGACCGCTGCCCTCGCCCAGGAGATGCTCAACGATTCCGATATGAGGGTCCTGTACGATATGAAACGCAACATGGATCCGGATCGCTTTAAGGCGCATGTTGATTTTATGAAGGAGCTATATAAGCAGGAGCATCCGGATTATGACGAGGGCTGTTGAGTACTATTACGACGAAGTTATCGGTGACACCGTCACTGTTATTTTCATGAATATGGAAGTGGGCGTGAAAGGCGAAACCGTGCACGCCCTTCCGGAGGATCGATATATTATCTATATCAACCTCATTTATGATGCCGAAACGCAGAAGAAAGCGTTTTACCACGAGCGGGATCATATCAGGAAGAAAGACTTTGAAAAAGACAACGTACAGGTCATAGAAGCGGATGCCCACGATCTCGAAGCAGTAGGGCCCACATTCGATCCGGAGAAGTTCTTCGAGGAAGAGCGAAAACGAAAAGAACGAGAAGAGCGCCTGCAAAAGTCACATGAACGCATTGGTAAAATGCTCAAAGCGGAGCGCAGGAAGGCTGAGCGCGAAAAGAAAAAGCGCGATAAACGAAACGAGCTCCTCGCAAAGATCGGTCTGCAAGAAGACTGGCACGCGCCGGGATCAGATTATGGTGATTACACCCTTGTTTATAGAGCAAGAAGGAAAAGCCACTGGGAAGAATAGAAAGGAGAATTATTTATGGGACTGTTTGATGTTTTCAAAAAAAGCAAGCCAAACGCAACAGTAAAAGTAAGCGCTCCTGTAGTGAACACTGTGCATGTAGAAACATTCCCATCTCGCAACGGGCTTTCTGTAGGTGAAGATCTTCTGCTATTCTACTGCAGAAGAGGATTACTCCCGCTGAAAGAAGGAAAAGCGACACCAAGATTCTGGGCGCGAACATACGAAATCCATGACGTAAATGCTGCGCTCGCAGCATTGTCTAAGAAAGGATTTATCTATTTAGCAGATAACGGGAAATATACGCTGACACCTCTTGGAGAACAGGAGTGCGCGGAAAACGAATACATCGAATTCATGCACAATCATAGCTCTCTTTCTGTTTCGCTGCCGGAGATGAACGCGCTAGTAGCAAAAAATCCCGGATCTAATTACAAAGATCTATTATGGGGAGCACTTAACCAGAAGCTCACAGAGTACGCACAAGCAGGCAAAGACGGTTTATACTCAGGCATCCGGCATAATTTCGCACAATTGGGAATGGAAGACGGGCGATATAAGGACGCGTTGTTTGAGTTTGGGTATATTTGCTTTTTAAGCATTAACTCAAAAGCAAGATTTGATAATGAGAATATTTCCAGTAACCTTGCGCCGGGAATAATAAAGGACATAAAAAGCTGCGCTGAGCATTTAAATATTTCCGCTGAAGAGCTCGAGCGTTTTTTTGAATCTTCGTTCCAGAACCTATTTGCATCAGACAGAAAGCTCTCTAATAAAGACACCGCGAAAATGATCGTTGATGCCGTCTGTAAACAATAAAAAATGCCTGTCCCCCTCCAGAAGACAGGCATCGCACCCCGAAGGATGCTCTTTTCCGCAATAAAAAGTATAGCACCTTCGGGATTTTTTAACAAGGAGGTACTATGCCAATCGCCAGAAAAACGAAGTCGGGCAAGTACAACTGCAAGGTCGTCGACCATTACGAATACCACGAAGGAAAGCGAAAGATCGTGTTCCGGTCTTTTACCGCAGCCAGCAAAACGGAATGCGAGCGGCTCGCTGCAGAATTTCAGGATAATAAGGCACAGTATGCCGAAACGAATATTACGGTGGACGAGGCCCTTGATCGGTATATAACAGCAAAGGAAAACGTGCTCTCGCCATATACCGTGCAGTGCTACCGATCTTATAAAGCGAACGCTTACGGCCCGATCCAGAATAAGAAAATCAAATCCCTCCGGGACGAAGATATCCAGAGGTGGATGAACGAGTACAAACTCACGCATAGCCCGAAAACCTGCCGCAACGCGAACGGGCTCCTGGTCGCAGCTATTTCCATGCAAAAGCCGAATATAAAGTTCCGGGTGACGCTCCCGCAGAAATGCCCTCCGGAGCTGTATACGCCGACAGACGAGGATATAAAGCGCCTGCTCGATTATATAAAAGGAACCGAGCTCGAAAAGGCCGTCCTATTGGCTGCGTTCGGCACCCTGCGCCGTGGAGAGGTATGTGCGGTCACATACGATGATATCCACGGCGACGAGATCCGCATCAACAAGGAGCTGATCCGTATACCGGGACGAGGATGGTCCGTGAAAGCTCCCAAGACGACAGAAAGCATCCGGACGGTAAAATATCCGCACCAAGTAATAGAAAGGCTCCTGCGCGATCGTGGAGAGGCTGAGAGGATCGTAGATATGTCGCCGGATCTGGTTACGCGGCAGCACAAACGCGCCCTTGCCGCCTGCGGCCTTCCGGAGTTCCGCTTTCACGATCTGAGGGCTTACGCGGTGTCGATCCGGCACGCGATCGGAATACCGGACGTATATATTATGCAGGATGGAGGGTACAAAACCGACACGGTTATGAAACAAATTTACAGAAGATCCATGAGCGACAAGAGAAAAGAGTTCTCAGATATGGCATCGGAGCACTTCAGCGCCCTCTTAAACGGCTGAAAAAAGTAAACAAAAAAGTAAACAATGTTTCCAAACTGTTGAATTTTTCAACAACCTATTGGGAAATATCGCAACGTATTAAAACCCGCAAAGCCGCATAAAATATAGAAAAAACCGGGATCCTTTGATTTTACTGGATCCCGGTAATTCATGGAGACGGTGGGAGTCGAACCCATGACCTCTTGAATGCCATTCAAGCGCTCTCCCAACTGAGCTACGCCCCCGTTTTTGCAGTGCCTTCTCGCACCGCTTTTCTATTGTATGTGATTCTTCTCTAAATTGCAAGAACAAAATGTCATTCGCATTTGCCTCACACAACTGAAACCGCAGGATTGCGTCTCATTATCAGAGTCCGGCTCACTCCGGGAGCGGCGCGATCACCTCTTTATAGACCTTGCGGAAGAAAAATGCCGTTACCAAGAAAGAGGAGATTTCCGCAATATCATAGGAATACCAGATCTGGGGCAGCCCGCCGGTCGACCGGAAGACCCATGCAAGGACAAAGGCGGACGGCAGCAGGAACACCAGCTGACGGGTGATGGAATTGATCATGCTGTAGAAGGCTCTGCCGAGGGCCTGCATGACCGAGCCGGTAATAATGCAGAATCCCGCGAAAATATAGCTGAGAGAGATGATCCGGAGTGCCGGGATCCCGATTGAGAGCATATTTTCCGACGCGTTGAACAGAGCAAGCAGCTTTCCGGGTATGATCCACATCCCGCTGATGCCGATTCCCATGAAGCAGAACGCCGTGATCAGACTCAGCTTATAGGTGCGCATGATCCTGCCGCGGTGCCGCGCGCCGTAATTGAAGGCGATGATAGGAACCATTCCGTTGTTGAGACCGAACAGCGGCATCATGATCATGCTCTGCAGCTTAAAGTACACGCCGAACACCGCCGCAGCGGTCGAGTTGTGCAGAAACTGCATGAGGATCATGTTGAAACCGAATGTCATGACAGAGCCGATACTCGCCATGATAATGGAAGGCACTGCAATTCGGTAAATTTCCCCGATCAGCAGACCATCCGGCCTGAATCCCTTCATATTCAGACTTATTTCTTTATTCTTCTTAAGATTGAAATACAGTCCGAGTATTGCCCCGATGCACTGTCCCATTACCGTCGCCACCGCTGCGCCGGCGATTCCCATCTTCGGGAACGGACCGAGGCCGAAAATCAGAACCGGATCCATAATGATGTTAAATATCGCGCCTGTCGTCTGCGTGATCATCGTCAGCATCGTCATTCCCGTCGAGGTAAGAAGACGCTCCATTGTAACCGCGCCGAACATACCAATGCTGACACAGCAGCAGATCCGCATATAGGTCACGCCGCCCTCAAAGATCTCCGGTTCCGAAGTCTGCACTGCCATAAACGGTTTTGCGGCAAAAAACATGATGATGGCAACAACGACAAAAGAGCAGGCTGCAAGGAAAATAGCGTGGCGCGCCACATGATTGGCTTCCTTAAACCGCTTCGCGCCGAGATTTCTTGAGAGCAGCGCGTTAATACCGACGCCGGTACCCGTTGCAACCGAGATCATCAGCGACTGCATCGGGAAGACCAGCGAGACCGCCGTCAGGGCATTTTCGCTTATCTGCGAGACGTACATACTGTCCACGACATTGTACAGCGCCTGGATCAGCATCGAGATGATCATCGGCAGCGACATGGAAAAAAGGAGCTTCCCGATCGGGAGCACCCCCATCTTGTTCTCTTTTCTTGTTTCCTGTTCCATAAAACCTCTTCTTTGGCGGGCTGCTGTCTGCTTCTACGTTCCGTTCCCGTCCTGTTCAACTTGTATGCTGACTTACCTCTTCACAATGTCACTATAATATGGGCAGAATTTTATATTGTCAAGGCAAAAGAAGGAAGAGTATGATAAATAAAACGATCATGTATTATAGAAGGAGCATACTGCTGTGAAGGATTTACCTGAGGGGATCTGTTTCGAAACAGAGGAGATAAAAAAGGAAGTCATCCGGCTGCGCAGGCATTTTCACGCTCACCCGGAACTTTCGTGGGAAGAGACAGAAACGCAGAAAGCGATCATGGAATATCTGACATCCCTCGGACTGATCTGCCGTCCGGTCGGAGGGACCGGCGTGATCACGGAGATCCGCGGCAGACAGTGCGCCGTGCAGGATACGGAAGGGGATGAGGTATTTCCCTGCGTTCCGGGAGAAAAAATCCTCGGCATCCGCGCCGATATCGACGCCCTGCCGGTACAGGAAGAGACGGGATTATCCTTCGCTTCGCAAAATGAAGGCGTTTCGCATGCATGCGGACATGATACGCACATCGCGATGGCACTGGCGGCCGCTAAAGTGCTCCGGGAAAATAAGGACGTGCTGCCCTGT